GTCTGCTCGCCTACAAGGCCGAAATCGAGCGCATGGAAGCCCACGACAAGGTCAAGATTTTTGAGCGCTGGATAGACTCAAGGTATGCGAACACCACCGTCGCCGGCACCCGCGAGCAATCCACCACCCTCCTCGAGGAACTTGAAGATGTCGGCATGTCCTTCCGATCCTGCCCTGGCGAGAACATCGAGGAAGGCGTCGGCCTCATCAACAACGCACTCTACTATGACGAAGAAAACCCCATCGACCACACGAATGCCCCTCGGCTCTATATCTCCGAGGCATGCACCAACACCATCTGGGCCCTCAAGGAGTGGACCGGCACCGACGGCCAAAAAGGCGCCAGCAAAGACCCCATCGACTGCCTCCGCTACCTCCTCACTTCTGGAGTCGGCAATGTGGAAGGAGGTCGGCTCCATGTTACCGGAGGAGGTGCCTATTAAACGCCGCACGCTCCGCAAGCGCGATGTCATGGACCTCCTCGGCATTTCGGAGCGCACCTACAAGACCTACATCGAAGTCGGCCTCCTGCACCCGATCCCCGCGCCCCGGCAGAAACGCCACACCTTCTCTCTCGCAGCCATCATCAAAAAATTCCAACTCGCCTGACCTTATGTTCAACCTAAAAAAACCCACCACCCGCTACATGCTGCCAGACCGTCTCGACGACGACGACATGACGACCGCGCTGTGCATGCCCGGCAGCAAGCCGCTCGTCGTGCAAGCCGTCCTGCAAGTCCTCCGCGACCATATCGATGACGCCACCGAATTGGTCGGCAGCATCAAGACCGCCACCGAGCACGGCCAACTCGCCCACTGCGCCGGTGCCCTCGACGCCCTGCGCGGTTTTGAGTCCGACCTCCTCCAGCGCATTGACGAAGCGAGCAAATCAACCCAATACTAATACAATGAAAACACCGAAATCAGAAAAAACCGCCCAGTTCGCACAATGGATTTCTCATGTGCGTGAAAACGAAAAAGAGCTGAGAAATTTTGAAAAAAAAGCAGAGAAAATTGTCAGCTCAACACTTGAAAAGTTGAAAGCTCAAATTGAATTTGAAATGCAAAAACTGGGCGCAACCACTGGAGTTAATTGGTCCTGTTGGCTTTTGGATTTTGATTACACGAATTGGAGCTCAGGAGATTTTGCAGAGTATGTGGTTCAAGAGTCGGCAAACGAAATTGCTGACGAAGCTGTCGATCAAGCCATCAAAGAACATCCAAGCATGGTAGAAAAAATCCCAAATTTTGAAGAAGTGATACGAGATGCCGTTGTTGGACAGATTCTCCGAACATTCTGATTGATTTTTCCGGCGGTCACTGAGGGCATGCCGTCTCGCCGTTCCCAAGGGGTAAGCGAGGCGACCATGAGCGACCTGAGCCGTCGGACCTTTTTCAGCCCAGCGAACCGTTAAGTAATCCTTAGCGGTTCGCTTTTTTTCTGCCGTTATAGGTCGGTCGATGCCTGTTTCTGCCGCTCTGGGTGCGGCTCTATAGCTTTCCAGAATTCTGTCGTCATTCTGAATTTCAACGAGCCCCCTGTGCCGCTCGACCCAGAAGGCGCTGACCCACTTGGTTGGATTACCATGACGACAGACACACAAGACACCCCAATGACGCTCTCCGACATTGCAGCCGAAATCGGCTTCGATCTCGAGGAGATAACCCCGCAGGAACAACCCGCCGCCGAGGAGACCGAAGCCGCGCCAGAAGCGCAGCCAGAGGCCACCGAGACGGAGGACACCTCAGCGGAAACTGATCTTTCACAGGATACCGACGAAAAGTCTGAAGACGACAGCGACGCCGAGTCCGAAGAGGACAAAGACGACGCCGAGCCGGAAGAGGAAAAGAACCCCGTCCCCGAGAAGCTCCTCAAGCGCATCGACAAAATCACGGCCAAACGCCGCGAGGCCGAAGAACGCGCCGAGACTCTCGAGAGCGAGGTCAGCGAGCTGCGAGCCAAACTCGACGCCACCGTTCCCATCCAAGTTACACCCACCGCAAGCGACCCGCTCGCCGATGTGGAAACGCCCGAGCAACTCGAAGATCGGGTTGCCACCGCGAAAAAAATCCGCGCTTGGGCGATCAAGAATTTGGAAGGCGGCACCGTCCAGAATGCCGCCGGCGAGGATGTCTACTACGAGCCCTCCCAGGTTCGTGAATACCTCGCCACCGCCGACGAGCTCCTCACCGAGCACGCCCCCAAGCGCAAGGAATGGATCTCGCAGCGCAGTGCCGTCATGCAAGAAGCCAAGGCCGTCTACCCGGCTCTCTTCAAGTCCGGCACCCCCGAGCACGAAAGCCTCGTAGCCACGCTCAAAGCGCACCCCTACCTCAAAGGTCTCCCTCAACTCGAGATGATCGTAGGCGACGCCATCGAGGGCCAGAAGCTCCGCTTCGCCCGTGCCGAGGCCGCCCAGAAAAAAGCCGCAGCGTCCAAGACCGAGTCGAAATCCCCCGTGAAAGCCAGCGCCCCGCCAAGCCCTGCCAAAGGTGCCCGAGTGCCCGCCCAGACCATAGCGACCCGCGAAGGAGCAAAAAACCTGTTCTCTCGAGGATCCTCGCTCAAGACCGACGACATCGCCGCGTTCCTCGAAGGAGCGCTCTAACCCCCCAAATCCAAACCAACCCCCCCCTTAACACAATGCCCGCAACACTCATCACCTCCCAAACTGGCATCCGCCAGGACCTCTCCGACCTCATCGCGGTCGTGGACGCCAAATCATGCCCCGTCGTCTCCATGGCGAAGAAGGGCGCAGAACCCATCAACCCCCTCACCCAGTGGCAAGCTGATGCCTTCGGCACTCCCTCGCTGACCGGCGTCCTCTCGAACTCGGATGTCACCGCTTCCGACTTTGAAGACCAAGCCGCAAATCGTGTGCTTTTAAGCGCCCGCATCCAGAAGTTCCGCCGCGTTCCCTCTGTGGACGATCTGGCGAACACCGTTTCTGAAGTTGCCGGCATCGGCAAAAAGAAAGAAATGGCCCGCGCCGTCAGCAAATCCCTCGAGATGCTCAAGCGCGACATGGAAGCCACCTTCTGCTCGGACCAAGAAGGCCGCGAGCAATCCGGCTCCAACGCCTACCTCACCCGTGGCCTCGGCCGTTGGGTGCAAAACGGCGCTCAGTCCGACCTCCCCGTCAACGCCAACTACCGCACGCCCACCGGCTCGATCAACGCGACTGCGACCGCATCGCTCACCGAAAACAACATCCAGGACATGCTCCAGAGCATCTACTCCCAGACTGGCAAGGTTTCGACCTACAGCCTCGTCTGCGGACCGACGCTCAAGCGCCAGTTCACCTCCTTCACGAGAACGCAGTTTGCTTCGACGAATGTCGCCAGCGCGATCCGCGTGTTGAACCAGAAGGACGAGAACAAAATCGTCTCGACGGTGGATATCTTCGAGGGCGACTTCGGCACTCTCGAGCTCATCCCATCGCTCTTCCTGGCCGCTGACGCGACCACCAACGCAGCCGCTGTGCAAAACGGCCGTGGCTATGTCCTCGACATGGACATGGTCGAGCTCCGCTACAACCGCAAGCCCCGCTTCCAAGAACTGGAAGACCGTGGCGGTGGCCCACGCGGCATCGTGGACGCGATCTGCGCCCTCTGCGTCAAGAGCCCTCTGGCTCTCGGCAAGTTCGCACCGACAGCCTAATCCAGCCTCCCCCGCATAGGCCCTACGGAGGGGCGCTCACCACCCTCCAGATAAACCCTGAGCGCCCCTCCCAATGCGGGACAATTTTCTAAATGTCCGACCTCGCAGTAGAACTCGAAGCCGATCTTGGTGACCTCGCCCCGCTGGTCACCGAGGAACTCCGCACCGGCTGGCACGCCTCCATGGTCACCGCCGAGATGCGCCAGCAGCGGATCAAAGCCGCGAGCGACCGCATCGCCGCAGCCCGCAGCACGGTGGACGGCATCGGCCAGCACACCATGAGCGTCGATTTCGATTCCTACATCTACTGGAACAACCTCTACCCCGGTTGCTGGAAGGACAAAGGATTCCGCGAGGAATTCAAAAAAGCCAACCCCCACACCGTCGTCACCACCACCGCCAAGCCGACCATCGTCGTCCAATGAAATCCTCGGACATCTCAGAAATCATCGGCCTCGTCGAAGAAGCGGAGACCGACGCCGCGAACTACTGGTCGAGGAAAAATCTCAACTACAACCAGCGCTTCTGCCTCTGGCCAGGACAAGACGACACCGGCCGCAAATACTCGTCGAACCTCGGCAAAAACGCATTCCCATGGGATGGCGCTTCCGACTCCCGCATCCGCCTTTCCGACATGCTCATCAACGAGCGTGTGCGGTTGATGAAAAACTCCTTCACCCGCGCCCGTCTCGCCGTCATGCCCACCGAGACGACCGACATCATGGCCGGCCGCAAAGTCGAGACCGTCATCCAGTGGATCCTCAATTCCCACTGCTCCGCCATGACCAAGCGCGAGGTCGAACTCGCCGCAAACATCCGCGAGACCTACGGCCTCGCCGTCATGGGCGTCTTCTGGCGCCGCACCACTCGCAACGAAAAGCTCACCTTCACGCTCGAGTCTCTCCAGATGCAATACATGGAGACCGGCGACCCCCAGCTCGCCATGATGATCGAGGCCATCCTCGACCCCACGCAGGAAGAGGCCGTGGCCCGCGAGATGGATCTCCTGCTTCCAGGCCAAGGCACCGCAGCCAATGTCCGCAAGCTCCGCGAGACAGGAGCGTTTGAATACGACTCGCCCTACATCTTCGAGAACCTCCCCGATTGGCAGGCTTACGAGCCGTGGGAGGACATCATCTTCCCGCCCTCAACCTACGACCTCCAGCGGGCCCCATTCATCGCCTGCCGCGAACTCCTCCGCGAGGACGAGCTCCGCGAGCGCGAAGTCACCGAAGACTACGACCCACGCTGGATCGAAGAGGCCGTGAAGCACAAAGGCATCTCCCGCCGCACCGGCCGCAACATGTATCGCATCACCGACACATTCCTGCTCTCCGACGACCGCGACATGATCGAGGTCTGGCGCGTCTATCAGAAAAAGTGGAACGAAAAGATCGGTGCCATGGAGGTCATCTGCACCCACATTCAGCCCAGCGTCGTGGACCGCGTCGCCAAGTCCGAGGCCATGGGCTACGAGCACGGCCAGTATCCCTTCATCGAGCTTCCCCTCGAGCGCACCAGCCGCCCCCTCATCGAGGCCCGAGGCGTCCCCGAGCTTGTCGCCAGCCAGCAGAGCGAAATCAAGGTGCAGCGCGACTATCGCAGCGACCGCGCCTCGCTCACCATTCTGCCTCCCCTCAAAATCCCGGCCTCGAGAGGAAAAATGGAAATCGTGCTCGGCCCTGCCAAGATGCTCCCAGAGCGTCGCCCCGGCGAATTCCAATGGATGGCCCCGCCGGTGAATGACATGGGCACCATCGAAATCGAAGCCGCCACCCGCCGCGATGTTGATGAGTATTTCGGCATTCCCCGCGCCGACATGGCCCCGCAGCGGGCTCTCCTCGCCCAACAGGATCTGGTCGATACCTGGCTCGCCGACATGGCCCTCATCCTCGGCCAGACCTTCCAACTCTGTCAGCAATACCTCGACGACATCCAATTCGTGCGAGTCGCCGGCGGACTGCCCACCCCCTTCCGCGCCAGCCGCCAGGATATCCAGGGCAAATACGACCTCCGCCTTGATTTCGACGCCCGCACGCTGGACTCCGAAGCGCTCAAGATCAAATTGCAAGGGCTCACGCAGCTCATCCCCCTCGACACGCAAGGCGTCATCGACCGCGCCGGTCTCGTCAAATTCCTCTTCGGCTCTATTGACCCCAATCTGTCCGAGCTCCTCATCCGCGACGCCGAGGCCGCCAGCCAGCAAGAAATCGACGACGAGCAAGTCCAATATACAAAAATCGCCGCCGGCACCGAGCCACCGCTCAAAAGCGAAGGCCAGAACTTCCAGCTCCGTTTGCAGACGCTGCAAAACATCATCCAGAGCAACCCCGCCATCCAGCAGCGCCTGCAACAAGACCAAATCTTCGCCGCCATGCTCAACGCCCGCATGGAGTCATTCGCCTTCCAGGTCCAACAACAACAAAACGCCCAGATCGGCCGCGTCGGCGCCCAGCCCGGCCTCCAAAAAGTCGCCGAAGAAATGCAAGGAGGCGCACAATGAAGGCCACTCCCTACCGCACCGTCCGCGACGGCGTGATTTCCCGCATGGGCATCGACCCCGCGCAGCCGCTCATGGCTTCGCAGGCCACGGCTCTCGCCGAGTATCTCACCACCGCTGCCGCGACGGCTTGGACTTTCTTCGATTGGCCGGACATCTATCTCACCGAGGCCCGCACTCCGGTGGGCGATGGCTACGCGCCGGGGCTTTATACCTACGAATCGGATTATGTCGGCACGACCTCTTACATTGGCCGCGCTGTGCAGGGCTCGTCGTTCGCTGATCTCGAATGGCGAATCAAGCGCGTCACCACGACCGCTGCGGGCGATCTTCTGAATATCGACACCGCCGTGAATGTCGCGTGGGACGACCGCACGACCGCGACCTACATCGAGACCAGCGCGAATGAAGCCGCCGAGGATGAGTTCCCCTACATTCCGCTTGTTGCGCAAGGTCTGAAACCTATCGGAACGGTGCTGAAAATCTACGACCGCAATCCTCACGAATGCGGTTCACAGCCACTCACGAAGACCTTTTGCCATGTCGTCACCGACGACCGCATCCTGATCACCGATACCAGCTACACGGCGGGCGAGCCGGTCTGGGTCGAGTTCTCGCTGCCTCAGCCGAAATTCACAGCGACCGCTTTCAACTCTTCCACCGCTTACGCAGCGGGCGATCTCGTTTACTACCACACCACCGGCGACTGCTACGAGGCTATCGCTGACACCACCGGCAACCTCCCGACGAATGAGGAGTTCTGGCTACGCCACCGCATCCCTGCCTTCCTCGCCGACTACCTTAAATTTTACGCACTCGCTGAAACCCTTTCCGAGGACGGCCAGATGGACAAGGCCACCTACCAGTTCGCCCGCGCCGAAGGCATCCTCCAACAACGCATGGACGACGCCTGGCTGCGCAAAGGCGAGGTCCGCCGCTACTCCGCTTCGTTCCAATAATCACCCCTTGACACCCTTCACCATAATTAAATTAACGACATGAGTAACCCCACAATTCAGATCGCCGCCCGTTCCTCCTCAGGCATCGTGCAACCCGTCCAAGCCACTCCAGATGGGGCTCTGCGAGTCACCACCGGATTTCCGCTTCCGCTTTACGACAAGTTTGAAGTCTTCAAAGTCGGGGCCACGAACAACACCGATTACACCGAATACAGCTTTGGCGGAACCGCCGTCGCCCGCATCCGCATGACCTATTTCGGCGGCGTGCCCACGACCGATAACGCCCAACTCAAAACCTCGTTCATTCAATTTCCGCCCTTCGCGTAATCATGTCACAAGTCGCCTTCGATCCACTCACCGGCACGATTATCAGCACCACCGCTCAGGTGGCGCAGCTTGACTCCTCGGGCCAAGTCTCCGGCTCGATGATCCCGGACGAGTTCGACGATGTGCAGACTTTCCCCACCGTCGAAAATTTCCCCGCGCCTGGCTTGGTGGGCCGCATCTATTTTCCCGCAGATACCAACCTCCCACACCGCTGGGATGTCGAAACACTTTCCTATCTACCCATCGTCGCCGATTCGGACGGCGGTGAGTTTTAGGACAACCCCGCAGAACAACCAAACACCCCCAAAACATCATGCCAAATACCCTTCGCATCAAACGCCGCCTCTCCGGTAACGCCGGAGCCCCGTCCAGCCTCGCCATCGGCGAACTCGCCTACAACAAGGTTGACGACAAACTCTACATCGGACTCGACTCCGGTATCGTCGCCCTCGCCGGTGAAGGCCACTTCGCCACGAACTCCGACCTCGCCTCGGAAGTCAGCACGCTGAACTCCAGCATCAGCTCGGAAACCTCCCGCGCCACCGCAGCGGAAGCCGCCCTCGGCACCCGCATTGACAATGTTCTCAGCAATGTCACTCCCGGCTCGCTCGATTCGTTGACGGAAGTTGTCGCCGCCTTCGAGGCCGCCGACAGCAACCTCAACGGAGCCATCACCTCCCTCGCCAACAGCGCCTCCAGCGCCCTGACCGCCGAGGTCAACCGCGCCACCGCAGCCGAGCAAGCGCTTGATGGCCGTGTCACCACAGCCGAGAGCGACATCAACGCCCTTGAGTCCCGCGCCACCAGCATCGAAGGTGCTGCCTCGACCCTCGCAGGCCGTGTCACCACAGCCGAAGGCGACATTGATGCAGTCGAAGCCCGCGTGACCACTCTCGAAAACGCCAGCGCCGACTCACGCCTCGACGAGGTGGAGAGCGACATTGCCGCGTTGGAGAGCCGCGCCACTAGCATCGAGTCCGCAGCGACAACCCTCGCCGGTCGTGTGACGACTGCCGAGTCCGACATCGACGCCATCGAGTCCGCAGCGACCACGCTGGCTGGCCGTGTGACGACCAACGAAGGCGACATCGACGCCCTCGAGTCCCGCGCAGGCAACATCGAATCCGCAGCCACCTCGCTCACCTCCCGCGTTTCCGCGCTCGAGACCGAGATCGACGGCGGCAGCTTCTAATAGCTCCCTCCCCCCACAGCGGCGGTGCGGTTCCAGCCCGCGCCGCCGCCACGGGGCCTCCAACTTAAAACTTAATCCTTAAAACTTAAAACTTCTCCATGGCCACGGTCTTCAAGCTCCTCCGCTCCACGGTTCCCGGCCGAGTCCCCACCGCCGCGCAAGTGGCTCAAGGCTCCCTCGCCCTCAACCTCGCCGACCGGCGCTTGTATTCCAAAGACCACAACAACGAAGTTTTCCGCCTCGCCCGCCCCCGCGACCCCAGCGACTACCTGCAACTCTCCGCCACCGACGGCACCACCCTCTACATGGGCCGCCTCGCCTGGGCCGACTACCCCGCCACCGGCCCAGCCGAGGACGCCCCATCCTGGACCATCTACAAAATCACCACCGACGCCGCAGGCAATGTCTCTTCGGAGCAATCCGCTACCGGATCGTGGTCGAACAAGCAAAACCTGACCTTCGCATGATATCGCCACTCTACGGCCAACTCTCCCCGCTGCGCGTGCCAACCTCGATGCGCCGCGTTTCGGACGATAACGACGCGAACGCTTATCTGCTGGCCGTCGAACGAGCCGACGGCCAAGAGCTAGAGTCTGGCGTCATTACAGCAGTCGAATCATTCATCCTCGGCTGCAAATCCGACGGCATCTGGAGCGCCCTCAAAGCCTCTTGCATTCTCGCTGGTGCGCGAACGCTTTCTGGTGCGCTGGTTCCGTTAGTCGGCACGGCCCCAACAAATTCCAATTTTGTCAGCGGGGATTACAACCGCGAAACAGGTTTAATTGGGGACGGGACCACTAAGTTTTTAAATTCCAACCGCCTAAATAATACCGACCCTCAAAATTCAAAGCATTTGAGTGTTTATGCCAGCCAAGTTTCGCCGACGGTTCAGCGTAATGCAATCGGGGCAGGCGTGTCTTCAAATAACGGAAGCGTCATCCAGCTATTATCCCCTACATCATATAGAAACCGTGTAAATAGTGCAATTATAACGCAATCAGTCACTGCATCATCGACGACGGGGCTCGTTGGAGTTAGTCGCTCGAATGCAAGTAATTTTATATTTCGTCAAGGCAATAATAATTTCACATCAACCGCCACCTCAGCGGCTGGAGTCAATCTAAGCACATTTGTTTTTGCGTCTTCGCTTGCTGGTGGCCCCAGCGGCCTCAGCGCAAACCGGATGTCATTTTACTCCATCGGCGAATCTTTAGACCTCGCACTCCTCGACACCCGCGTCAGCACCCTCATGACCGCCCTCGCCGCCGCCATACCATGACCCTCGCCGACCTCATCAACCAGCCCGTGAGCTACGAGGCCACCAAAGACCTCGCGCTCGTCTTCTCGCCCGAACTCGCCGCCGAACTCGCCGACATCCAAGCCGAGCACGGCAACCCGCGCCATGTCGCCTCGCCCGTCGATCTGGTCGATGGCCGCAAAATGCTCTGCGCCGACCTCCTCACCGAAGTCGGCCCCGGCGGGATTTACTCCGGCGGATTCGCGCATCTCCCCGCCGAGCTTTTCCCCCTCGTCGAAGTCCTCCCCATGTCCCAAGTCCTCCAGCTCCTGCCTCAACCCGAAGAAATCTAAACCCACACCACCACCCATGCTCGAACAAGTCTCCAACTCCGTAAAGTTCCTCGCCTTTTTCACATCGTCGAAACAAGGCAAGACCGGCCTCACCGTCACGGTCGATATCTACGACCCGTCCGGCACGCAAATCGTCACCGGCGGCAGCGCCACCGCCCTCGGCGGCGGGCTGTATAGCTACACGCTTTCCTCCAACAATTCCTCGGAGGGCGAATACGCCGCCATCTTCAAAACCAGCGACTCCACCGTGGACGCCCAGCACATCCCGAGCCTCTGGGTTCTTGGCCGCGCCGGAGTCGAAAACCTCGACGCCGCGACCAGCTCACGCTTGCCATCCAGCAGCTACACCGCGCCAGCGAACTCGGACATCTCGGCAATCAAGGCCAAAACCGACAACTTGCCAGCAAGCCCTGCAGCCGTCAGCGACATACCAACCGCCGACATCGCCGCCATCAAGTCCTCCACAGACAATCTCCCCAGCGACCCCGCCGACCAAAGCCTGGTCCAGGCCGCCATCTCCGCCCTTTCGATCCCCACCGTGGTCGAGATTCGCACGGAAATGGATTCCAACTCCACCAAGCTGGCGAACCTCGACGCCACCGTGTCGAGCAGGCTGGCCGGTTCGGTCTACACCGCGCCAAGCACTCCACCAACAGCCGGAGACATCGCCTCGGCAGTTTGGGCGGCGGCAGACAAGACAGGCTACAGCCTCACCAGTGCCGAGCGCACCGCCATTGCCGCCGCCGTCGAGTCCTCCATCCTCAACGAAGGCGACGGCCAAGCCGTGCTCAACGCCATTGTCGGGGCCATCGGCAACAGCAATGTTGACCAGATCGCCCTCGTCGCCGCGATCCGAGCCGACCTTGAGCGCACCGGCGGCAAGCTCATCAACCTCGATGCCACGATCTCCAGCCGCCTCGCATCGGCAGACTACAACGCGCCGACCAGCGCCCCAACCGCAGCCAGCGTGGCAAATGCCGTGTGGAGCGCCGCCACGCGCACCACGACCGGCGGCACCGTGGACACCCTCACCAACGCCCCAGCATCAGTCACGCCAACTGACATCTGGAGCCACGCCACCCGCACGCTCACCAGCGCCAGCGGCCCGACAGCCATCGAGATTCGCCAAGAACTCGATAGCAACTCGACCCAGCTTTCGGCGATCAAATCGAAGACCGATGCGCTGCCGAGCGATCCTGCCGACCAAAGCCTCCTTGAGGCCGCCATCGCCGGAGTCACTGCGCCGTCCGCCAGCACGGTGGCAGCAGCCGTGCGTTCCGAGCTTTCGGTCGAGTTGGCCCGAGTGGACCAAGCCGTGAGCAGCAGACTCGCTGCCTCCGAAGCCTCGAAGCTCGACGCGGTGAAAGCCAAGACCGACCTACTCCAGACCGACCGACTTGCGCAATGCTCGACCGTGGCCACCACCGGAGCCCAGCTCGCCGCCGCCCTCAGCTAACCATGGACCACCACCAAGCCGCCGCCTCCTTCACCGGCCTCGTCGCTACGGCGACGGGGCTCGGGGTGTCGATGCTTCCCGAAATCGAAGCCTGGCTGCGCATCGCCTCGCTTCTAGTCGGCATCGCGGTCGGCCTGGCCTCCCTCTACGCCATCCTCAACAAGAAGCGCCCGCCGCTCGACCCTTAAAACTTAATTCTTAAAACTTAAAACCTCTCCCTCCCCCATGAATAAATTCCTCTCGCACCTCAAACAAAAATCCACCTGGGCGGGCATCGCCTCGCTCGTAGCACTCACCGGTTGGCAGGTTAGCCCCGACCAATTTTCGGCCATTAGTGCGGTTGTCATCGCGCTCGTGGGAGCCTACGAGGTTTTCCGCGACGAGAAATGACCTCGCCCGCCCAGATCGCCGCCACCGGCCTGCTGCTCGGCTACATCTTTCTCTGCATCTCCTTCCTCACCGGCTGCACCACGCTCGGCGTCTCGCTCGAAACCGACTACGGGCGTTTCACCTACCAGCTCCCCGAACTCCCCGCGCTCAAGGACAAATAATCTTTCCGCCTTCCGCTTTCCCATTTCCGCCTTCTCCCCATGCTCCCCCCGAGCCGTCCACAACAAGCCAAGTCGAAAACGCAAGCCCTGCTCACCAAGGCCCGCGTGGCCGATGAAGTCGCTCTGGTGGGCATCCGTGGCTACTACCGCGACACGATGGGCAAGCCCGGCAAGAACGACCGAGGCATCTACGACGACGCCATTTTCCTCGTCTCGCCAAACGCCTACGCCACCTTCAACGCCAACACCGATCCGAGCGTGAAGCGCCAAGGCATCGCCGTTTTGAAACCCGGCGTTCATCGCTACCGCAAAGGCAAGCACGGCCTCTCAAAACCCGGCGGCGGCTACCCCGCCCTGCGCCCCGCCACGCCTGGCGAACAACTCCCCGTTACCCGCGACGAGACAGGCGACTCGATGGGCATCGCCATCAACATCCACAAAGGCGGCACCCGCACCACCAGCAGCGAAGGCTGTCAGACGATCCACCCCAGCCAATGGGAGGCGTTCGTTTCCTTGGCCTACTCCGAAATGGACCGCGCCGGGCAGAAGACAATCCCTTACCTGCTCGTCGAGGAGGAAGCATGAGCGCCAAACGCAAGCCCGCCACCCGCAAAGCCGTGCTGGAGCGCATCCGCAAGGAACTCGTCGAGCAATTCGATGTCGGTCTTGCAGTGGTCTCTTGGGAAGAGGGCGGCACGACTTACCACATGGATTTGAAATTCGGGAACCAATACGCCGTCGAAGCACTGGCCGACAGGACCAGCGACATTTTGTTCCCCATGGAAGACGACGAAGAAGAAGAAGAGGAAGAAGCATCATGAAAACATCCTGGAGTTCCATAGCCCGCGAGCAAGCGGACAAAGCCCACAAGACCGAGGTCGATGCGCTTAAAGCAAAACTCGCTCAATACCAAGCCAGCGTCGAAAGCTTGGAAAAGCAACTCGGCATCGCCTTGAGCCTCGGCAAGACACGCATCCGTCCCCAGCCCCTCACCGTCTCGATGAACGACAAAGCCGAGGCCGTCGCCATCGCGCTGGCCAGCGATTGGCATGTGGAAGAGACGGTGGAAGCGGCATCGGTCAACGGCCTCAACGAATACCGCCTGCCCATCGCCAAGACCCGCATCGAAAAATTCTTTTCCACCATCGCCCGCCTCACGGAGATCGAGCGCCACGGAGCCAAGATCGACGACCTCATCCTCTGGCTCGGCGGCGATTTGATGACTGGAATGATTCACGAAGAACTCGCCGAGTCGAACAGCAAGACGCCCACGCAAGTCATCCTCTGGCTGCAAGACCGCCTCGCAGACGGCCTCGCCACCCTCAAGCCGCACTTCAAACGCATCATCATTCCGACAAACTACGGCAACCACGGACGCACCACCGTCAAGCCTCGCCACGCCACAGGTGCCGCGCACTCTTACGAATGGCTCCTCTACAAAATTCTCGAAGGCCGCTTTCACGGCGACCAGCAGATCGAATGGCAGATTGCGGATTCCTACTTCAACTTCATGACGGTCTATGACCGCCGCCTGCGCTTCCACCACGGCGATGGACTCAAATTTCAAGGCGGCATCGGGGGCCTCACGATCCCTACCGAAAAAGCAATAGCTTCATGGAATAAGTCGCCGAACCGAGCCGACCTTGATCTATTCGGCCACTGGCATCAATACCAGCAGAACCGGCACTGGCTCTGCAACGGCAGCCTCATCGGCTACAACGCCTACGCCCTCTCCATCAAAGCCAGCTTCGAGCCGCCCACGCAGACCTATTTCCTGCTCGATAAGAAACGCGGCCGCACCATGACCTCCCCCATCTACCTATGACCTGGAAACACCTCGCCAAAAAGTCCAACTCCCTCCCGCCCGGCTGGAGCACCGCCGACGAAATCGCCGCCGACCTCGATTGCGAACCAAACGAAGTCCCAAAAATCCTCGCCGCCGCCATCCGCGACGGCCAAGTCGAGAAACAGAACTTCCCCCACTGGCAACCCGGCAGCCGTCAGCTCCTCTACCAAACCGGCTACCGGCAGAAAACCGGCAAAGTTGTGTCGGAAAAAAGCCCACATATTTCTGACAAAACCCCAGATTCCATCCCCGGCATCCCCGCCGATTTGCTGCCCAAGGTTCGCCAAAAAATCCTCGAGCACCCGCACAAAACCGCCAGCGCAATCAAAGACCTGTTTTCCACAAACAACCGCACACGCCTGAGCGTAGCAGCCATTCGAGGGCTACTTGACAAGCATCCGCACAATAGAAAGTAGATGCCAGATGACCAAACAATCGTAGAAGGCGATGCCGGATTCCTCGGCATGGCCTCCCGCTTGAACCCGCTGCAACTCCAGCCGGGCATGGTCCAATACGCCGAAAACATGCGCCTCGACCGAGGCGTGGCCCAGACCCGCAAAGGCGCGAAGCGGCTGGGTGATGGCATATCGGCAGGCACGCAGCCTCTCACTCTCCCATTTGTGCTGGATGCCAATGCCCGCGTGCGCACCATCTACTCGGGCGGCATCTTCGCCAGCGGCGTCTTCTCCTCGCCAAATTACGACGATGAAAATGAATACATCGTCCTCTGCGGGCCGACCTCGGCTTTTCTCTACCGGCAGGATGAGCCTATCGAAGAGATCAACTATCCCGCCACCGGCACAGCATCCGACGAGATCATCGAGCCCACGGACAGCGTTTCGACGCTACAGGCTTTCAACCGTTTCTACCTCCTGCGCGAGGCCGACATGACGCTCCCTGGCTGGGATTGGAAATACACCACCGCCAGCGGCATCGCAGTCTCTGGCACCACGGCCACCGTCCACATCACCGCCCATGGCCTCGCTGCTGGCCAGCGGGTGCGGATCGAGGAGGGGAGCCAAGCGGCATTCCAAGGGCATGAGTATGACATCCTCACCGCTACGGCCAATTCCTTCACCATTGCCGTGCCCGCTGGCACAGCGCCGGATGTCTCCGCCGACATCGCAATCCGCCGCGTCAAAGCCCCGCTCTGGTGGGATGGCTCGACGATGGAGTTTCAACGCGCCGCCTCGGGCGTGCCTGCCGAGGGCGTGACCTTCAAGACCCTGCGATCCACCGGCTGGGCCAGCTATATCGGAAACAGACTCTGGATCCCCGATGGCCGCGACACCGTGGCCATCTCGGATGTTCTCGACCCAGACCTCTACGATCCATTTTTCCAAAGTTTCCGCGCCAACCAGGGTAGCAACGACTACCTCGTCGCCATTCACCCCTGGGTGGAGGGGCAGGCCCTCGTCTTCATGCGGAACAGCATCTGGCTCGCCAATCTCTCCGACACCAGCAACGCCACCGGCACAGATTTCACGGTGGACTCTGCCGTTTCCAAGTTAACGCTCTTGACGGATGAAATCGGCTGCGTGGCCCGCCGCTCGATCCAGACAGCAGGGCAGTTTGTTTTCTTTCTCTCCGACGCCGGAGTTTACCGCCTCGACACCCAGCTCGACCTCAAGCTTCGCGCTAACACCCAGCCGCTCTCGGACCCCATCGCCGACCAGATCGACGAGATCAACACCGACTACGCGCACCTTGCCGTGGGCAAGTGGTGGAACAACCGCTATTACCTCGCTGTGCCAATCGGCGAAAACGCCACGGCCAACAATACGCTCTTCCTGTGGAACGCGCTGAACGCTCAATGGGAATCCCGCGACACCTACGCCATCAACCTCGACGAGCTACTGGTCGCCGCCTACTCCAGCCAACGCCGCCTCTTTGCAGCGAGCCGCGCCGGAACCCTCTTCCTGCTCGATGAACTCGACTACGGCGACGAAGTGCCCTACGCGAACGCGCAAGACCTCTACACCGAAATCCCCTCCGAACTCATTACCCGCCGCTACGGCTGGGGAAGCCTCAATGCCAAGCGCCTCACGCGAGCCAAAGCCAGCGTGCTCCTGCCGGACGCCTCCGCCTGCACGCTCGATGCCGTGACGACTGACTACGATGCGGACTTTCAAGTCGCCTCCCTGGAGAACACCACCGGCGAGGAGGAAGATTACACGCTCAAAGCCCCCCTGCGCTGCAAAGCCACCGGCCTCGACCTCCGCTTCCGCACACAAAGCGGCCGCCCCATCCTCCGCCAGATCAGCGCCGAAGCCACCCGCTCCGCCCTCGACCCCACCGAAACCCGCACCCTCAACTAACCATGGCAACTCTCACCAAAGGCAAAACCTTCACCAACGGCGAACTCGTTACCCCTGCCAACCTCCACCAGATGGTGGACTCCGCCACCGTCGCCAACATTGTCAACGCCGACATCGCCGCAAATGCCGCCATCGCCGACACGAAGCTCGCCACCATTTCCACGGCAAACAAAGTCGCGCAATCTGCCGTAACCAATCTCACCACCGACCTGGCTGGGAAAGCAGCGTCCATACACCAGCACGCTATTGCGGATACGATTGGCTTACAGACGGCTCTCGACGGCAAAGCGGCTGCAAGCCACAACCACGACGACCGTTACTACACAGAGTCGGAGATGAATACTCTGTTGGCAGGCAAGCAAGCGTCTGGAAGCTATGCACCTGCCAGCGGCATCGCGCCAAGCGCCATCACCGGCACGGCAGTTATCACGACTGACTCGCGCCTGTCCGATGCCAGGACGCCGACCACGCACACGCACGATGATCGCTATTACACAGAGACAGAGATAGACACAAAACTCTCCGGCCTGCCTGTTTCTGGCCATACGCACACCATTGCACAAGTGACGGGCTTGCAAACGGCCCTTGATGGCAAACAAGCGTCTGGCTCTTATGCCGCTGCTACGCACACGCACGCTATTGCGGATACCACTGGCTTACAGACGGCGCTCGACGGCAAAGCGGCTGCAAGCCACAACCACGACGACCGTTACTACACAGAGTCGGAGATGAATACTCTGTTGGCAGGCAAGCAAGCGTCTGGGAGCTATGTCACCAACGGCGGCAATGTTTCTTCAATCCAGCGCGTTACGGCCATGCCAGCCACACCTGCCGCAAACACTCTTTATATTGTTATTCCTTAAATGTCTGATATATCCACAGCGAGCGAAATACGCTTAGGCAGCCAAGCTGCTACGGAGGTTTGGTTGGGCTCGACTTTGGTATGGTCCGATTTTGTGAATCCGAAGAGCATCCCGGGCTTGTATGCATGGTATGACTCTACGCAAGGGCTTTACTCGGCAACATCAGGCGGCAGTCTTGTCACGGCAAACGGTGCGGCCATCGCCCGCTGGGAAGACCAAAGCGGCAACGGCAGACATCTCATTCAGTCCGATACTACCTATCAGCCAAAAATTCAAGCGTCCGGCCTCAATGGGAAAAATGTCGTTCATTTCACCAGCGATGTGCTGGTTTCCAATTCGGCGACCTGGGGATTGGGTCAGAACAAAGTGTTTGTCTTCTATGTAATTAAGTGGGACAGCCAGCCAGCAGATGCAACACTTATGCGGTTAAGCGACAGCGCCGCAGGGAATTTTGTATTTTTCAATTATTGGGACGGGGCCAGCTACTCATTTTATCCGCGCTTTTACACAAACGGCTTTTGGTCTCCAACTGTTGCTACTTCTACCATAGGCACGGCCTGGCAGTCGCAATATGTGCTGTTCCCGAGGGCGTCCAGTTTCCAGACATCCCTCTACAAAAACAACAGCCAAGTCGCCTCAATTAGCGCCAACGACAATAATATCAATTTCGCCAGCAACAGATACTTCGGCCTTGGAGCTAACATTACCACTGCGGCAGCCCCCAACGGGAACTACTTCGACGGCAAAATCGCCGAGTTGGCCATCTACATCACCCCGCGATCCATGACCGACCGCGACCTCACTAACCTTACCAACTACTTTTCCGCAAAATGGGCAATTTAACCCCCGCCCCCACCATGCTCCGCCCCGAGCCCTACCACGCGACAAAGCTCGCCGTGCGCCGGTCTCCGCTGCACCGGTGGGGCGTCTTCGCCACGGCGAGCATCGCCAAGCACGAAGTGCTGGAAGAGGCCCCCTACGCCTGCGTGCCCAAGAAGCAACTTGCCAAAGCCCCCGCCTGCGAGACCTACAGCTACTACCTCGACGACGCCACCAGCATCATCGGATTCGGCCTCGCTCCCCTCTACAACCACCACGACACCCCCAACGCCTGCCACGAGATCGACCAGGTAAACGAACTCATGCGGCACTACGCCCTGCGCGACATCGCCGCAGGCGAAGAGATCACCCTCAACTACGGCGCTGAAAACGCCAAGCACTTCTTAGAAAAGGAATAATCCTATGGCAATGAACATGAGCAACAGCGGCGGAGGAGGGGGAATGTCCGGCGGCGGAGGTGGCGGAGGTGGCGCGATGAGCGCAGCCCCCGCAATGAGCGCAGCCATGTCCGACAACAACATGGGCGGCAACGCCATGTCCGGCAACAACGCCATGTCAACAGGGTCAACAGGGTCAGCAATGTCCAACGCCATGAGCGGCGGCAACAACGCCATGTCCGGCGGAGGAATGTCCAGCGGCGGCATGGGTATGGGCATGAGTGCTCCGCCAGCCCCGCAGCAGCGCAGCCTCGCCGACGAGATGGCCGCGATCTCAGGCTATGCCCAAGCAAACGCCCAGGCTCAAGCCAACACCACCGTCGATACCGCAGACCGCCTCAGCGATCAGGCCATTGAGAACACCGGCGACATTGCGCAAAGACTCCAAGACAGCACCTACACCGCCGCCGCCAACCAAAACATCCGCGACGCCGGAACATCTGCCGCCCAGCTCGGGCAAAGCTACAACCAAGTCGGCCAGACTGCCGACCGTGTAGCCGCATACAACGACCCCGCCCAAGCCCGGTTGAACCAAATGGCCCTCGGCCAGCTCTACCGGCCCGACCAGATTTCCTCCCAAAATGTCGCCGCCGACCAAGTGACCGGCTCTCGCGTTGCTAATGTGGGCCAGATGGACTACGCCCGCCTCGGCCAAGTTGCCGATGTCCAAGGCCCAGCAGGCTACACGCCTGACCAAATCCGCGCCCAACGCATCCGCGCCGCTCAAGCGGGGGCCGTGGCCGATGTCAACGCCCAGCAAATAAACGCCGCCAGCACCGGAGGCATCGAGCGTGTCGGAGGCACACAGGTATCCTCGGTGGACCCCATGCAAGCCGCTCGCATCCGCCGCACGCAGGATGTCGCATCCCGCGACATCCGCGCCAGCGCCGCCGAGCGTGGCCTTATGGATGAAGCCCGAGGCAATGGACTCTATGGGCAACTCCGCGATCAAGCCAGCAACGACCTCGCCCTCGGCCGGTCCCTCTCCGCCGAGCAAAGCCGCGACGCAATCCAATCTTCCCGCGCCGCATCCTCCGCCCGTGGACTCGGCCTCGGCCAATCCGCCATGGCCGCCGAGCTTCTCAACCGCGACCGCTTCGCCACCGCCAGGGAAAACGAACGCCGCACTTTTGCTGGCAATGTCCTTGGACAAGGCACCGCCGTCCAGCAAGCCGCCAACCAAGCCTACATGGGCCGCCAAGAAAGCAATGTCGGCCGCTCACTCCAAGCAGGGCTCGCCAACCAATCCGTCGCTGCCAACCGATCCCTACAGCAAGCCCAGCTCCAGCAGCAGGCCAACCTCACCACCAACCAAAACGAACAACAGCGAGTGCTCGCCGAGGCCGGTTACGCACAACAGGCCGGTCTTTCCAACCAAAGCTTGGGTTTCCAAAGCGCAAGTCAGGATGCTCAATTTTCCCAAGCCGCAGCCCTGGCAAACCAAGACGCCTCACTTCGAGCCGCTCTGGCAAACCAATCTGCGGGTCTCACATTAGGCCAAACAAACGCCCAGCTCTTACAGCAAAGCCGCCTCGCCAACCAATCTGCCGGTCTTCAGGCGCAGCAAGCCAACCAAGCCGCCAACGCCCGCGCCGCTGAGTTTCAGCAGCAAAGCGGTCTTCAAGCCTCCTTGGCAAACCAGCAAGCCGGACTCTCCCAAGCCGCCGAGCAGGCCCGCCTGCAACAAACCGCTATTGGCGCGTCCTACGACGCATCCCAACAACGCGCCATGGCCGATGCAGGCTACGCCCAGCAGGCCAACCTCGCCAACCAAGACGCCAATCTCCGCGCCGCCCAATACAACAGCAGCCAAAACCTCGCCGCCCAGCAGGCGAACCAATCGGCCAACTACAACGCTAACTACGCCAATCAAAATTTCCTCCAAGGCGTCGCGTCGCAGAACTTCAACCAATTTTCGGGCCAGCAAAGCATGCTCGGATCCCTTTACGGCCAGCAAGCAGGCATCGCCCAAAACCAATACGCCAACAACCTCGGCCTCGCCCAAGCCAATGTCGCCCTCGACCCCTACCAACGCGCCCTCGGATCAAACATCCCCATAGCCAGCCAAGGCAACGCCGCCAATATGATCGGCACAGCCTACGGCCAGACCATGAACTACGGCAGCGACCTCTTCAACACGAACACGAACATGCAGGCGTCGATCTACAACAGCTTCCAAAACAACCAAGCCGCCCTCCGAGGTGCCGGAATCCAAGCCGGAGCCTCCCGCGATGCCGGAATGATGGGCATGTTTGGCCAACTAGGCGGCGGAGGAATGGCAGCCGCTGGATCAATAGGAGGTGCCGTAATCATCGGCGGCGCTATTTAATCTCCATGCACGAACTCATTCGCCAAACCACGGCCAAAATCGAAGCCTGGCTTTCTCAGGTCAACAACCCCGCCGTGCTCTGGAGTGGAGGCAAGGACTCCACCGCCATGCTCCACCTCCTTCTTTTCAAGGTAGGGGCAAAGCTGCCCGTCATCCAATGGCGCGAACCCCGCCACCGCCACCGCTACGCCCACAGCGACTTCCTCGCCCGCGAGTGGGACCTGGAGATGCACGACTACACCCCCTACGCTTACGGCATCCAAGACGGCTACGACATCGAGACCGGAGCCCCGCGATTCGATTTTGTCAAAGCCTACGAGATGGCTCCTCACAAAGTCCTGCTCCTCTTCTTAGGCACCGAGCCCCCCACACCTTTTGACATCGAAACAAACCGCTACCTCTGCGGACTCGATGCTCTGCAACGCCCCACCGGTCGGTTTAACTTCCCGTGGGATGCCGTCTTTCATGGCCAGAAAAGCGCCGATGTCGATCTCATCAAAGGCCAAGTCCCCCTCGCGCAAGATGTCGTGCGCCCCGACGACGCCCCTTGGCAATTCTACCCCATGCGCGAATGGACCGATGCCGATGTCTGGTCCTACCTCGAATCCGAAGGCGTCCCCAACGACCCGACCCGCTACCAGAAAATCCACAACACCTGGCAGCACAATCCCGACAAATCCTCCAACGCCGACTACTACCCCGTCTGCTTCAACTGCGTGAACCGCCACGCCGGACCCGTCGTCCACTGCCCCAAGCTCCGCGCCGCCACCAACAACATCTCCCACCTCGCCCCCTACATCGACTTCTCCAGCGCCACCCAAGGATTTCAGCCCACATGGAACAATACGACTGTCAACGGTGTGGCGCATGTTGCAGCCACAAGTGGAGCTGGCCCGTGCTCCGCCGAGATCGCTCCGACGCCACCGGCATCCCTGCCGAATACCTCCGCACCGACTACCCCCTGCTCAAGACCGACCCCTGCGGACGCTGCATCGCCCTCCGTGGTGCGGTGGGCCGAAGAGTCGCCTGCGCAATTTACCAACACCGTCCGCACGCCTGCCGATCCTTTCAACCAGGCAGCCCTCTCTGCCTAGAAGCCCGACAATCCCAACACCTCCCCACCTAATATGCCCTACGCCCCCACCGTCAACGACCGCTCCGGCGAAATCCTCGGAGAATACACCGCCAACGCCGCCAACATCCGAGCCCAAGGAATGCAATCTTTCGGTAAATCCATCGGCGAAGGACTAGAATCTATGGGGTCCAGCATCACCGGAGCCATGGAAAAAGCCGCCGAAAACCGGATCGCCTCGGACGGCGTCAACGCCAAGTTCGACATGCTGAAGGACTACACAAAAACCGACGGTTCACCCTTATTTACCAAAGAAACCATCGATAAATTCGACACCATGCCGCTTGGCAAACGGCAAGGCATGGTCTCAACGGCTGAATCCATCATGGATCACGACCTCAAGCGCTGGATGTATCAGACCCAATACAACGCCCAAGCCAACCGCGTGAACGCCAACATGCTCGCCCAGCAACCGGCTCCGAATCAGCAGCCCTACACCGGAGTGCCAGCAGCCGCCCCCACAGCCGCCCCCACAGCCCAGCCACAGGCCAACCCCGCCGGCAATATCAACATGAACTTCGTGCAATAATAATATGGACGACCCACAACCCTCCGACCTCGACGCCTTCGCCCAGAGTTACAATATACCCGGCGCCGTGCCTCCACCGCCGCCCAAGGCATCCAAAGGCAACAGCTTTGACTTTGGCAGCATCGTCGTGCAATCCGCCGAGGATTTCGCCCGGTTGCCAGAGTCCCAAAAGCAACTCCTGCGGAACATGAAGCAGGGCATCCAATACACCCCGCAAGCCGCAGCCGAATTCGTCGAGACCTTCAACACCCGCGTCATGGAGCAGTCCACGCCAAAAGCCCAAGCGGAGATGAAAGCGGCCCAACTCTCCGCAGAAAAATCCGCTCTAGAAAAAGCCAAGCTCGAGCAGGAGGCCATCGCCAAGGCCAAGGAGCAAGCCGAGATCGCGACCCGCAAGCAGCTCGTCCTTGAAAAGATCAACAAATACACAACCCCAACAGGCCCAAACTCAACGCTTTTGACAGACCTTGTGGGCAAGTGGGACGGCACGGCCGGCGCTGCGATAGATTCTGCTGGCTGGGATGACCAACGCGCCGCCCAACGCGCCGAGCTTGAGCGCCTCGTCAACAACGATGTCCTGGAGCTCACCAAATTCCTCAAGCCCGTTTCGCAGGACGAATTGAAATTCCTCAAAGGCATGAGCCCCCGCCTGCACCAGAACGACACCATCTGGAGGGAATATCTCCTCGACGCCAAGTCCCGCATCGAAGGCATGGGCGGATCTGCTTCTGCTCCCCAAGCCGCTCCACAAGCCGCCCCCGCACAACCCCAGCAACCCGCCCCGCAAAACATTCGCAAAACTCCCGCAGGCGACCTGATCCAACTTCCCAATGGTAAATATTATCCCGCCCAATTCTACCGCCCTTGAGGACAGGGAATATTCCCAAGATGAAGTTGACGCTCTAGCAGCCGCCGAGCTGCCGGTGCAGGACGCCCCTATTCCCCCAAACGCCTCTACGGCCTCAGCCGCCGCAAGCGGAGCACCTGAACCGACAGGATCTGCCGGGCTGATCACCGGCGAGGGGGCACTTCCTGCCCGCGGACCCGCCATAGGCCCCGTTGCCCAGCTTGAGGCCCGTGAATACACCACCGAGGAAATCGACCTACTTGAGCGAGCCAACCGACCCAAAGGTTACACTCAAGACGAGGTGGACAAAATGGTCATGGAAGCCCTCGAAGATCCAAACTACATCCCGACACGCGACGAGTATTTCGAGCAAAAGGCCACCAAGGAGCGCCTCAAGGCCCAAGGCAAAATCCCTGGCAATGGCGAACTCGCAGCCAAGGCCGTCGGCGGGTTGTTCGTCACCGCAGCGGATGTTTTTTACACACTGGCGGTAGACCCAGAGGGAAGCGTGACACGCATCCCAGAGACATGGGACCGAATCAAAGCAGACACCCTCAAGGAGCCAAAATCAGAGGCTCTTGCCAAAGCCCCCGCCACACTCCAGACCGGCATCGGCCGCGCTGCCTTGAGCGCCATGCAGCTCGGAGGCTGGGCCAAGCAGGCTCTGGAAGGCCAACCTAAATATATCAACGAGGCCACGGGAGAGTTTTTGTTTGCCGAGGCGCAAAACCCAATGATCCTCGCCGGGTTCCAAGAGCGATATCCAAATCAACCGATCCGCCCAACCAACGAGGAGGATCTGAAGGACTACGAATTCAAAAACCATCTTTGGGAAAAAGGCATCGACGCCCAATATCAAGAGCTCGGGCAAAAGACCGCGCCCACCGAGCTACTCACCCGCGTGCTCACCGGCCGCAACCAGCAAGAGACGCCCATCGAGTCCCAGGCTCAGGTGCTCGAGATCGCCACCGACCCGACCAACATCATCCCTTTCAGCGCCGGTGCAAAACCCCTCGGCCTCTCCCGAGGCATGAAGATTGTTAGTTCCAAGACCGCCAGCGGCATTGAAAAACTCGCAGGCGGCCTCGTCAAAGGCAACGACGCCCTCGCTGAACGCTTCGCCAGAGTCGTCACCGAAAAGACCGGCGTCAGCCCGCAAAACATCTCTGCCGCGGCAAACGCCATGACCTTTGGCCGGAATGTCGGCATCGGCGGCGGTATCGCCATGGGTGCCACAGCCCTCGGAGCCCCGCCAGAAGTCAGCGCCACCATTGCCGGGTTCTACCCCGCCTACAAAGCAGGGCTCGGCGTGCTCCGCAAGATCGAGACCGGAGCAGGCACCGCTAAAATCATCCTCCGCGAATCCGCCGACGCCACCAATGGCCTCGACCAAGCCGCCCGAGCCGCCGTGTTGGCCAATCCCGCCGTGCCTTCCATTTTCAAAGAAGTCCTCGAGCGCCCAAGTCAGTTCGTGAGCATCGAGTCCACGCCCGCCCGACTCGCCGCGAATCAAGCCCTCTCGCCGCAGATGCGTGCCTTCATGGGCAAGCTCTCAAATCCCGCCATCGTCCAAGCCGTCCGCGGATCCAGCGCCCTCGCTACAGGTGCCGTGAAAGGTGCCGCAGCCAATGTTCCCTTCGCCCTCCTCGCCGCCAATGCCGGTCAGGACGAAGACGCCGCCGCCATGCTCGCCATGGGCGGCACCTTTGGCGCCCTCGGTGGGGGCGTGGACCGCTTCACCGGCCTCGCCCAGCGTCGCCAGCAAGCCGCCCTCAGCGATGTGTCCCGCATGCTCGTCGATATCGAACTCAACGGTGGAGATGTCGGCAAAATGATGGCCACGCAGACGCCCGACAACCTCGTCAGGCTCGCCGCCATGCAGGGCACCTTCCGCAACAACCTCGATTTCGTCCCCCTCAGCGCCGAGGAATACGCCAAAAATGTAGACGCCCAAGGCGGAGCCGGAACCGCCGGCATGTTTGTGCAGGCCCCACTCGGCGAACGCGCCAAGGTCTTCATCAACCTCGACGCCCGCCGTGGAGGAGTCGAGCCCCACGAATTTGGCCACGCCCTCCTCGCCAGCGGAGCCCTCGACGGCCAGCAAAAATACGCCGCCCGAGCCTGGGTGGATAAAACCTACGGCCCCGAAGGCGTCCAAGCCCGCGCCGCCGAATACGCCAGCAACATCATCCGAGGCAAAAACGCCAGCGCCTTCCCCGACGGCAACTTCGAGATCAGCCCCGGCACACTCGCCGCCGAGATGGATAACCTCAGCCAAGGCGGCCTCGCCCGAGGCGACATGGATGGCCTTGATTGGGCCCGCGACGAGATTTTCGCCGAGACCTTCGCCAAGGCCAGCAACACCATGGATTTCGCCGCCATCCGCCGAGGAGCCCCCGCCGGAGGCAACATGCTCACCTTCGCCGAGAGCGTCCTCGGTGCCCAAGCCCGCGCCCTCAGCGCCAGCGGTGTGCGCATCGACCCGCAGACCGGCGAAGCCCTCGACACCCCCGGCAGCCTCTTCAAAGAGAACCCCATCCTCGCCACCGACAAGGCCCTTCTCAACCAGCTCGGCACCTACATCAATAACTACCGCCAGTGGGCCAACGACCCCAGCCACGAAAAGCCCCGCCCAAACCGCATCGCCCCCAGCGGCCGAGCCAGCGACCTCGCCAACAACCCCCAGGTCACATTTTACGACCGAGGCGACGGCGTGAAAGCCACCACCTTCGCCACGCAAGACCCCGCCACCGGCCAAGCCATCCTTCGCGACCAGCGCGACCTCAACCAAGAACACGCCAAGGTCAAAGAGCAGATCCGAAACATCGTCGGCTCTAAACTCATTCCAGACTCCAACCCCGTCCTCGGCCCCAAGAAGACCGCAGATGGCCGCGTCACCGTGCGAGGCCGAGTCCTCCCGCCCAGCTTCGATTTCCTCAACGGCTTCATGCCGCACATCCGAGCCTTCGCACGCCAGTTTGAGGCCCTCGGAGCCGCTGGCGAGAGCATGCAGGTCCGCTACCACGCCATCGGCAGCGGAGACACCGGCGCCTTCCGAGTCAACCGCCTCGGCAACCTCGAAGCCATCACCCGCGAAGTCATTCCCTGGGGATGGGAACTCACCAAAGCAGGCAACCTCAACGCCACCGTGCTCGACCTCTCGCAATTCCGCAACCGCGCCATGCGAGGCATCGCCGAGCGCAACCCCGCCCTCGCCCCCTTCGACTACGACATGGGCAAGATCGAAGCCGACCTCAAGACCTACATGGAGAACCACCGGCAAGAACTCCCCGGCAACACCAAGATCGGCGACGAGAAGCGCGACGCCATCAACGCCATCCTCGGCATCGCCACCACCAAAAACCGCGAGCGCAACGCCCTCTCCGGCAGCTTCGGCCCCGGCAGCGCCATCAAACAATTCCGCCTCGACCGCGTAGACGCCGCCGTAGGCACCGGCCGCACCGGATTCCACTTCGACTACGACCGCGCCAACCGCAACTTCATGCCCGACAATCCAGCCCCCATGCCGGACTTGTCGAAAGACCTGCCAGGGCAGGCCATGCCGAGCGCACCAAAACCTCTAAAGCCAATCGAAAAAATGACAGATCGGCAGTTGGCCTCGTTTTTGAAAAAATACGGCGAGCAACCATCCAGCGCAATCGATGTGGCCCGCCGTTGGTCCGACGGAGATCGCATGTGGGGAGCACATGAAATGGGTGACGAGCTGTCATTATCTCCAATCACTGAAATGAATGACCTCACTGGCTACTCCCGCGACAGGCTCATTTCATTGCCCAGAGCTACAGAAAACGCCTTATACAGCCAACAAGGCCAAGCCATGCCGGATGCGGTGCCGAATGCGGTGCCTGACAAAGGCATCGACATGCCGGCGGGTTCGATGACGCAGCTCTTCAACACGGCAGCAAAATCCCTGCCCAAGACAATCCCTCAAGCGAAGTCGGTGCCTATCGTCCGCGTGATGATTCGAGAAAAAGTATTTGATAAAAAAGGCCAACCTGTCTTGGACAAGAAGGGAAATCAGAAAGTAAAGGTGAAGCCTAAACTGCGGGACAATACGGAAGTAAAATTTAAGCCGGGGGACTTTGAATTGCCGCTCCCGAATTTCCAGATTTCCAAATCAAAATTCTCATTGGGGAACAAAGACCTTTACGGAACCGCATTGGACAACAGAAAGCAGGCGCTGGCATCAATTTCTCAAATCGATCAGGCAACATCTATCATTGAAAGCGATCCGATCAAATTTATCGACCCCAAAGGATACACCGAAATCATGCGAGACGCCGGCGTCACGGGAGACATCCTTGTCCCTCCGAGCGGCATCGCAATGATGCTGAATCGTCCAAAGGATTTCATCGGCCTTTTAAATGGAGGATTCCACGGGCCTCGCACCGTCTCAGGAACGCGAGAAGCCGCCATGGCTGGGCTGGATAGCGTTGTCGAAATGCGGCAGGTCATCGGAGAAAAGCCCACCGAGTTTGTCACGGCACTGCACCACCTCTGGGGCACGCTTTCCAAACAACTTCCTCCGTTGGATCAAGAGGCTCTCTGGATGCGCCTCGTTATAAACCCAGAGGTCATCCAGCAAATCCAAAACTCCATCGACGGAAAATTCTCTCTTGAACAACCTCAATGGGCAGAAATCGTAAACAATGCCAGAGAGTCCACTCAAGGCCGCTACGAGAAGCTCGGCAACAACGCCACATCGAATGCAAACTCATTCCATTTGATGCTTGAAAACCACAACGGTAAATGGGGCCAAGTAGCAGACCTATACTCCTCAAAAAACGCTATCGAAATGCGGTCTCGTTTCAACGGCCTGGGCCATGGCGCCACAGGCATCAAAAACAAGGTGCAAGGATTCATCGGCCTTACATTTGGCATCAAAGGCACGGTGCTGGACCGCTGGCGTTTCGTGGATCTCTACATGGACCCAGTCATGCAGGCCACCGGAGCACCAAGTCACCAGCACTATTTCCAATACACAGGCGATGCAAAGCGGATCCCCGAAGACCCCATTGGAATTTACGGCAACTACGGCACAATTGAAAATGGAAACCCTGCCTTTAGCCTGGCACTTTACAACAGCATCGACCGCGCTGCGCAAGCCGCAATCAATGCCTCGCCAGACCTACAAGCCTACCTTGGCAACCACGCCGATCCAGGCGGACTGCATTGGGTGACATGGAACGCAATCAAGAACGAAGCCGTCGGCCACTCGTCGCTTGATCTCACAAAAAACTTCCTCAAGAAATTCGGCCGCACAGGCACGGCCAGCGATTGGGTTTCATTTGCCAATTCGTCCAAAGGATATGTGGAAGGGCAAGCGGCCAACGGCCGAGAAATCATTAGACTAACATTAAACAACGGTGTATTTGACTATTCAAGACAATGAGTGGATTCCCAGCAGATTTCAGCGAAGATATCGGTGAGACAGAAGCCGAGATCAAAGAAGCAATCCAGAACTATGAGAGAAAGCTAAAACGCCCTCTCACTGGAGACGAAAAAGAATACATGGAGTTGTCGTATACTGATCCAGACACGGCTCTAAAGTTTTCAAGACAACATCCTGGGTTGTTTAAATAATTGTCAATTTTCCAATAAATCGGAAACCATTGACACTTTCAGTAGGTAAACAGGTGGGTTCGAATCCCACCTCCTCCGCTCTTTTGAGTGTCAATGCAAGAATGTGCAAAATGCCCGCAAAGGTAGACTGGGCGCGGGTTGGCGACGATTGAAGGCGATTGCAAAAAATTGGAAGAATTTGCAAAAGTGTCAATGGATGTCAATGATGTGTCAGTATGAATTTACAGGCTCTGATTCCACGGTTTGACCGAAAGTTGGCGCGGTGGGTGATCGACATCCCGAAGGCACTGAATGGCGGAAAGCGTCGGCGGATGTTTTTCAAGGACGCGGCGGATGCTAACAAGGCTCACGCGGAGCTTGTTTTTTCGCTGGCTCATACGGGCGAGATTCCGTCGAAGGCGGAGGATGGCGAGACGGTGGCTCATTTTGTGGCGGCGTTCCTTGCCAAAAAATCTGTGGAGGTGGAGCCGGTCACGCTGCGCCAACTTAAGTGGGGCCTGCTTAAATTTTCGGATGCGCATGGCAAGAAGCGGCTGGAGGACTTGGATTCGGTGGCGATGCGTAGGTGGGTGGACAAGCTGCCGCTCACAACTCGCGGGAGGTTCAATGTTTTTGCAGTGTGCCGAGATTTTTTCTCGTCAACTGCCATGCGGGAGAGGGTGAGCCATAATCCGTTTTCTGACGCACCGCCGAAGAAGGACAAGGGGTCGCGCTTGCCTATCCTCACGGTGGCTCAGATGAGGGCTCTGCTTGAGCATGAGTGGCCGGAATGGTTCCGTGCTTGGTTGGTTGCGGGAGCATTTGCGGGCCTTCGGACGCGGGAGATTTTTTCGATTCCGGCATCGGCGATTGACTTTGAATATGACGAGATCGTGATTCGCCATGAGGATGCCAAGCAGGGCGAGGCGGCGAGGCCGCGCTCTGCGACGATCTACGAGCCGTTGAAGCGGCACATGCCGCGCCGAGCTGCGGACAAGCCGCTGGTGGATGGGTGGAGCAAGAAACGCTGGAAGCCTGTGATCCGCGAAGCCTGCGAAGTAATCGGCGTGGATCCGCTGGAATGGCCGGCGAACTGCCTGCGGCATTCTTTTGCGAGCTACCACCTGGCGCACTTCAAGGACACGGTGACGACGGCGTTTCTCATGGGCACATCGCCGCGCCTCTTATACGAGACTTATGCCAACCAAGTATCGAGGCGCGACGCGGCCAAATGGTGGGACCTGTAGTTTACCGCTGCGAGAGGGCGAGTGGCTTAGGATTTGGGTAGAGGTGGGCGTGCGGGTGGATGAAGGCGACTTTTCTGGGGGGAGTAGCGGTGGTGAAGAAATGTTGTTCCTGGGCGGTGCCGTCCCAGAAGCGGGCTCGGAGGATTTGCACGGGGTTGCCGTTGAGGGGCCAGCCTCCTTGGTAGCAGCGCTTGAGCTCAAGGGTGCAGGGGGTAATGCCTACCACATCGCCGTTGAGGTCGACCATGGCGCCGTAGGGGAGGGTGTGGATTTCGACGGTGCGGTCGCTGTGCTTGGCTTCCCAGGCGCGTTTGCTGGCCTCGAGGTCGATGGTGCTGCTGGGGGTGGCGCAGCCGCTCAGGAGTAAGGCGAAGGCGCACAGAATAAATAGAGTTTTCATGGCGAGGTCAGGTCGATGACTTGCGCCGTCCAGCCTTCTGGTAGCGGGCCGTCGTAGCTGTTGATAATCCACCATCTAAGGTCTCGATGGAGGGTCGGATCAATGTGTTCTGGGGCGTATGGGGGTCTTCATTGAGCCTGTAAGATGGCATGTCGGGCATGGCTTGGCCGAATATTTTAGATTTGCGATCTTCCTCGATCATGGTGCGGATGGCTTTCTGAACCATCTTGGAAAAATCGGTGGGGCAGTAGGCGTTTTCTGGCTTGGCGTTGTGGTCATCGACCATTTTTTTTAAGTAGTCGTAGAGCTCTTTCGGCATCGAGATGTTTACTTTTGATGCTCCGGTTTTCGTTTTCATGTTCCTACCAGTAGCACCGATTGCCACCGAGTGCAAAATATTTTTTCGCCCTGCGCTCCTTTATTTATGCGGGTGTCAAGTGTTTTTTTCGTATGGGGTGATCACCCTATTTATTTTTTTTCTTTACCGAGTAGCACCAGTTTTATTCAGTAGCACCCATGCAAGGTGCATATGTAAAAATCTCAGTGAGTCTGCCGGACGAGGTCTACGGGTTCCTCAAGGCGAAAAGTAAAACGGGGGCAACTCCGGTGAGTCGGTTAGTAGCTCAAGCTGTAGGCCGCATGGCCGAGCGGGATGCCAAAACCAAAACCAAGGGGAGGGCGTCGAAATGAAGCCGGGATATTTGAGACCCGAGGAAGCGGCCCAATACCTCTCAGTCTCACTAAGCACTATCTACAACAAGAAGCGGGCCGGGCTTCTCAAATTCTACAAATTTGGCGGTTCGACACTGCTCAAGGTGAGCGAGCTCGACGCGGCTGTTGAGAAGGGGGTCCAGGAATGAAGGCGCCGCGACTCTACCTGTGTGAGGGCTATGACCCTTTGTTCGGGCCGGTGCGGCACATGATCAAGGCATGCGGGTTTAGCGATGCTCGGACGAAATTTTACCACCTGCATGGCATTCAAGCCCTGCATGTCTCGCTGGAGAGATAATTTTTATGGAACACGAAGTCATAATTAGACAACTGCAGTTCGCGTGGGAGTTTTTCCGCGCTATCGGCCCAGCCCTTGTGCTGGGGGTCGCAACCTACTGGGTCACCACATGGGGGGAGAAGGCACGATGAGCGCTTTTTATGTCACCGACACTGAGGCTCGAAAAATCGGCATGCTTGACATGTTTGGGCCCTACGAGACCCGTGCGGCTGCGGAGGCTTTTATCCGCAAGGATTTTGCGAACTGGTGGGAAGAGTCAGAAACACCGCTAAAAGATCGGGATGAATCTGCATGTGGGAGTTATCAGATTCTTGAACTGGTGGCCGAGGTGAGGCCGGTCGGCACTGCGTCGCTCAAAGTCAAACTGGTGGAGGAGGCCGCGAAGTGAGCGTGACGCTGGGGATATCTATCGCGCTGCTGACGCTGGGTTCGTGCTTTGCGAGCTACTGCTTGGGCCGCGAGTCGATGCGCTCAGATATACGGGATTTCCATGAGCGCCGGCGCCGCTGGGAAGAATTTGATGACGAGGATTAAATTTATGAAACTGAACATAGTAACAGGAAAACTACAACGCGCCCAGCGGGTCTGCGTTTATGGGGTCGAAAGCGTGGGGAAGACTACGCTGGCGGCCAAGATGCCACAGCCGGTCTTTTTGGATGTGGAGAAGGGGACGGCGCATCTGGATGTGCCTCGCCAGGAGATCGGGACTTGGGCTGAGCTGCTGGAGGTGGTGCGGGAGCTGGCCTCGGGGAGCTATGGCTACAAGACGGTGGTGCTGGATTCCATCGACTGGGCGGAGCGGCTGTGTATCGAGGACTTGAAGGCGGAGAAGAAGATCAAGTCGCTGGAGGAGATTCCGTATGGGAAGGGCTTTACGATGGCCTCGGAGCGGATGGCTCGCTTTCTCAATGATCTGGACCGCCTTATCGATGCGGGAATCCATGTGGTGCTGATCGGTCATGCACAAGTCAAGCGGGTGGAGCCGCCTGATCAAGTGCAAGCCTACGACCGCTATGAGCTGAAGCTCATTAAGCAGACGGGGCCGCTGGTGAAGGAATGGGTGGACCACCTGTTCTTCCTCAACTTCAAGACACGGATCGTGGAGTCGGAATCCGGCAAAGCCAAGGGCCGAGGCGGCAAGGAGCGGGTGCTCTATACTACGCACACGGCGGCCTACGATGCGAAGACTCGCTCGGATCTGGCGGATGAGTTGCCACTGGACTACGCGAGCATCTCATCGCTCTTCGGAGCGGTGAAGGCTCCGGTGGCGGCTGCGGCTCAAGCCTATGCGGCGGCTCAACCTTTGGAAACCTACCTCGAACCCCATGAGCAGGCGGTGAATGCCTGGCTACTGGCTAAGGGCAAGATCACCGAGGGGCAGACTTGGCGGGATATGCCGCCGGCGCTTCGGGACCAGGTATCGGCGAGGCCGGAGGATTTCCTCCAAGCTGTGGCGAAAGCTGCTGCGTGAGCGTCGAGCGCACATGTCGCGAAACGCTGGGGGAGGATGGCGGGTTGTTCCAACTCAAAATCTCCCCCGATGGAGGGATCCAACGCCGGCTGCGTTACGAGACCTACTCGCACAGCGACATCCGCGCCTTAGGCCCCTACCTCTCGGTCTCGAGCTGCGATGAGATCAACGCCGCCTGCGACAGGTTCTTAGCCTCCCGAGGAAGAAAGACAGGAAGAAATTATTCAAAACACATCAACAAAAAGCATTATGACATCTAACATCAGACACAGCATGCTGCCGAAGCTGGCGGCTTGCCCGAAATTTACCCCGACTCCTGGCGATGCCGGTCCGGCTGCCCAGCGGGGAACCGTGATGGACGAGGCTTTTCGATTGGGGTTGCAGGGCGACCGCACCAAGATCGACGCGCTGCCGGTGGAGGACCGACCAGCGGTGGAGTGGGCGGTCGCCCTTATGGAGGATTACAAGCGGACGGGCACCATCGAAGCGAGGGAGGAATACTTGGCCATGCATACGCCGGGCATCGCTCATGTCGGGACGGCGGATGCGCTTTGCGAGAAGCTCGGCTGGGTGGCCGACCTCAAGACAGGGCAATTACGCGGATACATGGAGCAGGTCGCAGCCTACTGCTACGCGATGATGCACAAGAACTTTGAGCAGGACTACTGCGCCCATGTGCTCTACTGCGACCAGCAGGTGGTGAAGAGCTACCGATTCACCTTGGAACAGGCCAAGCAGATTGTGGAACGCATTATTGCGGAGGTAAATGACCCGTCCGCGGAGCCTCGGGCGTGTGACTACTGCGGATGGTGTGCGAATCAAAATACATGCCCTGCCGTTGTGAAGCCTGTAGAGCAGGGGTTGGCGCTGGCAGCACAGCCAGTCACGAGCCTCGAAACGATCCTCGGCACCATTATGGATTCGCCAGAGCGGATGGGGGAATTTTTCGCGCAATGGAAAATGGCCGAGAAGCTGGTGGCCGAGCCGGTGGAGAAATTCATGCGTGCTCGCCTCGAAACAGGCGCCGAGATACCCGGCTGGAAGCTCACCGATGTGAAGGGCCGCGAATATGTGGACATCGAGGGCATCGCTTGGGCCGTGAAGGAGGGGAACGCTCCGCTCGGGCAAGTCATCGAGGTCATGGGCGGCAAGATGACCGGCACCAAATTCCGCGAATGGGTCTCGGCGATGCTCGGGACGAACCCGCCGGAGGGTCTCATCCGCACCGGCACCAGCAGCAAACAACTTCGTCAGGTCAAAGTCACCAAGAGCAAATAATTTCTTCGCCAACCTGGTGAACACCGGGGGCAGGAGACAAGGGGGGCTGCGCAATCCCAAAAAACGCAGACCAAACATTATGCCTACATACCAAGCAAAAAAACCAGAAGCGCCGCAGAGCGGCAACAAATACCATGTCGAGCCGGGGGTCTATAAGTGCGAAGTTTTCACAGCAGAGGAGAAACGGAGCAAGAAGAAGCCGGACGGCTCGGGCGACAACCCAATGATCGAGCTGGTGCTCAAGGTCATGCTGCCGGATGGCAAGACAGGGCCGGAGATCCGCGACTACCTTGTTTTCACCGCAAAAAGCGGATGGAAAATCGACGCCTTTCGTGCCTCCTCGGGCGAGGCGGTGCTCGAGGGCGATGCCGAGCTTACAGCGGAATCCTGCGAAGGCCGCGAGGTGGTGGCTATGATCGGCGACAAGCCGGGGGACAAGGAAGGTATCTTCTGGAACACCATCGAATACTACCTCCACGGCGAAGAGCGTGCCGAGTTCCTCTCGGGCAAGGCAGTGGCTCGACCTGTGGCCAAGCCTGCGGTGAAACCTGCGGCAGTCTCTGACGGAGACGACATCCCGTTCTGACCAATGAGAGGAGTTCTGGAATTCGATCTGCCGGAAGATTCGGCGGAGATGCGTTACGCACAGGCAGGGCTCGACGCCCTGCTGGTGCTTAACGACCTGGACCAAGAGTGCCGGAGCCGTCTCAAGCACGGCGCCGGCGCGTTTGCCGACCTCGATGAGAGCACCATCGAGCGGGTCCGCGAGTGGGTGAGAGGCGAGTCGGTGCGCCGCAACCTGCCAGAGTTGGAATGAGGCATGATCTGGAACCGGCCAGTCACAGAAGCGTGCAATTTCAATGCTCGCCGCTGTATGTGCCTCAAGAAGAAACGCTACGACACAAAAGAAATGGCCGCCGCGAAGTTGGAGAAGCGCATGGCCTCGGAGAAAAACCCACCAGAATACCTGCGAGCCTACCACTGCATCGTGTGTAAGGGCTGGCACTTAACGAAACAGAAAAGATGAGAATATTTATAGGAATAGACCCCGGCATCAACGGCGGCATCGCGTTCATCCCAAGCACCGGAAACCCTTGGGCGCACAAGATGCCTGAGACGGACAAGGATTTGATGGAGCTCCTGCGGGATTCCATCAACATCGCCACGCCGAAAGCGCTCATCGAGCTGGTCCATTCCTCGCCGCAAATGGGTGTCAAGTCGGCGTTTACTTTTGGTGAGGGCTACGGCCGTTTGCAGATGGCACTGACGGCGCTTGGCATCCCCTACGAGCGCATCAGGCCCGCCATGTGGCAGAAGGCGATGGGTTGCCTCACCAAAGGAGACAAAAATATCTCGAAGAGTAGGGCACAGGAGCTTTTCCCCTCCATAAAGGTCACGCATGCCATTGCAGATGCTCTCCTTATAGCCGAGCACAACCGCAGAACGGCGAAGGAATAGAAATGTGGATACTACCAAAGAACTTATGCAAATAAAAAAACCTAACACAAAACAGCAGGCACCATTAAAAAACAGCTCTTTATTAGGCCGCTATTTTCACGGCGTTGAAAACGAAAAAATTGGATGGCAAGGCGTAATCGTAAGCAATCCAGAACCAGGTTGGTATTTGGTGCAGCTATTCTCATGGCTTGACGGAAGCCCAAATGTGCAGCGGCTTATTCAATTTGAAAGCATGCGTGAGTGGTTGTTCTACGATGACTTTGAAACGATGGAGTTCTCTATCGAACATGGCTTTGCCAAGAAAATGCTAAGTAAATGAGTGAGTGGATAAAAGTCGAGCACCATATCCACGAAAAAGTGGAGGTGGCTACCATTGCCGAGTTAACGGGATTAGATCCCGACGCGGTGGTTGGCAAGCTCTGCAAAGTGTGGTCGTGGGCGTCACGGAATTGTCACGGTGACGGCGTGACAGGAATCGCGTCACTGCGAATCATCCGCGAAATCACGCGCTGTGAGACCTTTGACGAAGCACTCGCAAATTGTGGGTGGATCACGATCAAAGGAGACAAAGTGAGCTTCTCAAACTTTGATCGTCACAACTCGCAAACCGCTAAAGAGCGTGCACTTGCCACACAGAGAAAGTGGAAGCAACGAGTGAACGAAGCTGTCACGAAATTGTCACGCCCCAAGCGTGACAAAAACGGGACTAGAATAGAAGAGAATATAAACGGGGTCTTCGACCCCTCGCCGGTGAGCTGCTTATGAATGCCATGGCAACAAACCAAAAAATCATCCAGATGCCGAAGGCTGTGCCAGTAAACGAATCCAGCGAACGGTGCGCTATCTCAGGGTTGCTCCAGAATTTCGACCTACTGAATGCCATGGCATGGACAGAGGAGTTATTTTTTAGCCAGGCGCACAAGATTATCCTGCAAGCGGTGCGCGAACTCCACGAGGCAGGGGTGAAAACCGACTTTTTTGCGGTGCAGGCGAAGTTGGAGCAAAACGGGGTTCTGGGTGATATAGGCGGAGACCACGCGCTCATGGAGCTGCGGACGACATTTCCCACAGGCGATCCCGGCTCGGTGGCGTGGCATCATGCGATATTAGTCAAGACGGCACGCTACCGCAGGGCGCTGGAGTCTGTGCGCAGGGCTGAAGAGAATTTTTCTCGGCAGGAGGGAGATATCGCCGCGTTATCGCTGGAATTAGCGACCGCAGCGGCCCAAGGGGAGACTCAACGCAAAAGCACAAGGGACATTCTCGAGCAGATCGTGGACTATCTCGAAAATAATGAACCGGCTGAGGCATTTTCGACAGGGTTGGGATATCTGGACGAAGTGACTGGCGGTGGACCTAAGCGCGGGGAGTTGGTGACGATTGCCGCCCCGACTTCGGGCGGTAAATCGATCCTTCTGGTGCAGATGGCTCTGGAAGCGATCAAGGCCAACAAGCGGGTGGTTTTTTTCTCTCTTGAAATGCCGGCGGCTCAGGTGCTCTCACGCATCCTTTCTGCAATGTGCGGATTCAACATTAAGGCGCTGAAGTATGTGGGGGATGATGCCACGAATGACAAGGTTGCGAAATTCCAACGCGCTATGACGACGCTAAAGGCAGCGAAAATCCAAGTGGAAAGTGGATATTCGGAACTCGAAACAATCGACGGAGCATTACGGGAACTAACGGCTAAGGGCGAATGCGACATCGCAGTGGTGGATTACATCCAACTCGTTCACCTCCGGTCACTCAGCTCAAATGAAACACGCGAGCAACATGTGAGCGAAATCACCAAGCGGCTTAAAGCGCTCGCCCTCCAACTCAACATCGCAGTCGCAACAGCCTCCCAGCTCAACGACGAGGGCAAACTCCGCGAATCCCGTGCCATCGGTCATCACTCCGATCATGTATGGATGATATCTCATACCGACGAAGGCGCTTTAATCACAGTAAACAAGAACCGTGAAGGCGAGCGAGGCGCATCAATCCCTGCCATTATGCATGGATCCACCTCTCAATTTGTTCCACGGGACAAACGAGTTAAAAAATAGAAATGCTGGATATGTCCAAAGACCCCAAGATCACCTGCCAAGCCTGCGGCCGCGAATGGCAAGACCACCCAGGCATCACCCACACCTGCCGACTCGCCACCGATCTGGCGACCTACCTCCGCTGGGCCCTCGATCATGTCGAGCCGCCCGAATACTCCCGCGACATCGGCGAGCAGGAAGTCTATTGGCAATCCGTCGAGGAAGCCCGCCGACTCGTCGTCGAAGCAAGCAATTGGAAAGCACGCACCCTATGAAACCGAAACGCCCAGCCAAACCCGAAACCAAACACAGCATCGCCACCAAGCTGGCCACCGAGTTCCAAGTCAGCGTCCAGACAGCAACCCAGTGGTTCGATGCCGGATGTCCCATGGACTACGAGGAAGCGGTGCAATGGAAGCTCCAGAGGCGTGCACAAGCCGCGATTAAGTCCGAGCAAGGGTCACAGCCCAACAAGCTGGAAAAAGCCCTACAACAGGCCGCAGCGTGCGAAGAAACAGTCAATTGGGAGGCCATGTCAACCCAGTTCCGCCAGATGTGCGATATCGTCGCCGAGTTCTTCCTGATGGGCATGACGGTCACAACCATCAATACCAAACTCGGCGTTGCTGTTCCTGTCATCAACCGCATCATCGCTAACCATCCAGACACCAAAGAGAAGGAAGCCCAAGCCCGCACCAATCGCCTCCGAGAGATCGCCAGGCTGTCATCCGATGCACTGGTTGACATGCTCGGGAACCCCATGCAACTCGCCAAGATGAAGCCCGCCGAGCTCAACTTCATCCTCGGCACAGCTCAAGACAAGCTCAGGGATTCCGAAGGTGGAGCACAGCTTACCATCAGTATTCACAACAAGATCAATGCATTGTCATTTGAAGAACTCATCAACTCCATCCCCAAACAAGTCGACGCCATCGATGGCGAATATGAGTTCGAGACCCCGTCGGGAACCAGTAGTAGTGCAAGCGTCGCTCTTTCAAAACCTCCGCTCAGTCTCAATAACAGCCCTAAAAATAAGCCCGAATCTGACGCGTCCGAGTAAGTCACTGCAAATCAACCCAAGCTCACTATCTATTCTAGGTGTTATCAGAAGTTATCAACCAATAATCGCCCGACAGGGGGGGGAGGGGGGTCGGTCCGCTGGCTCCGCAAAATTACCCCCACTCGTCCAGCCCCCGAAAAATTTTATGAAAAAAACCCAACCGAACAAGCAAGAAACAAAACAAGATCAACCGCCTATGCCGCCTGAGTGGCCGAGGATGGGCAAGGCCGCGCCTGGGAGACAACCGCAGAACCCCCGTGTGTTGCGGGTAGACCTCGACGGCGAGGTGGTGAATGTGCAGGTGCGGTCGAATACCTTCTACCGGGCGAACGAGCCGGTCTTGGTGGGGGTGGACGCCGGCGGGGCGTTGGTGGCGACGAAGCCGAAAACGAACCCGCTGCTGCACGGGGGGTATGAGGGATGACGCCGAACGAATTTCTCTCCATGATCGCGCAGTTACGGCGAGAGCGCGACAAGGCGAGGCACGAAATCGAGGGATTGAAAAACAAGTGGAATGCCGCCGTAGAAATGGCCGCAAGAGCAGAGCGCGAACGCGACGAGGCGAGGGCCGGACGACAGGCTTACAAGCAACTTGCGGTCAAACATGCGCAAGAGCGCGACGAGGCGAGGGAAGAGCTTCACAAAGCCAGCGTTGAAGCAAACGCTTTGGCGACATCTATTCAAAAAGCCGAGTATTCTGATGCAAAAGAATTTGAGCTATTGGGATCTGTTGCAGGAGTTATTTCTCAAATCGACAATATGTATGCCGGAGTAAGGCAACAGCGCGACAAGGCGCGGGAGCAACTACGCATTGCGGTTGGGTTACTTTCAACGCAACCGCAATTTGCAATAAAACACCCGGAGGAGGTTTTGGCTTTCATAATGGAGGGCACGAAATGAGCACCATAACCAAGCTCAGAAACTCAGCAGCAATAGCCATTGTGTGTAGCTCCTTGTTATCAGGCTGCGCTAAATATGACGAACCAATAACCTACGATGTAGAGTATCGGGGACATAGCTACATTGTCTTTCTCGTAAAAGGAAATAGAGGGCAAACCTATGTCCATGATCCTGATTGCGAATGCAACGAGGTAAAGGAGGGCGGGAAATGAGCGATACAGATGCAGCAGAAGCCAATCGCCGCGCTGAATGGCTACACAAACATAAAGCCCCTAAAGATTGGATTGTTCTAACTACATCGGAGGTTTCCGTAATTCGGGAAGAACTATTGGCCGTTGAACGCGAGCGCGACGAGGCGAGGGAGCTGGCACAGCAGATGTCAGAGAGCAACCAAGTGCTCATGGCAGATGTTCGCTTTTACCGAAACGCATGGGAGCAACTCAAGGAGGCCGCTAAATGACCTGCCCCACCTGCCACTCCCCCACCCGCGTCGTCTCCTGCCGCTCGGTCGGCGAGGAGTTTGTGCGCCGCCGCCTGTGCGAGAACGACCACCGGTATAACACCTCCGAGACCCTGCGCCCCGGCCCCTTCCCCTGGGCGAAGAAAACCGCCCCCAAACCCACCAAGCGCCCCAAACGCACCCGCAAGGCCAAGCCTAAGCCCTCCGATTGGCTCACCCGCATCGAAGACAAGCTCGCCGCCCTATGACATTCACCCAAACGCCCCACCCGCTACTGCCATTTATCCCGCCGGAGCACTTTGTTGCCGACTTCGAGGCGGCGAAGGCCCTGCTTGCCGAGCGCGAGCGCCGCATTGTCTTGGAAAAAGAGGATCCGATTCGCTACGGCTACGAGCCCGAGCACTGGCAGAAGGCCGAAAAAATCGCCAAACGCTACCGCGACCTGTTGGTCCTGGGCGGGAACCGTTCCGGCAAGTCCACTTGGGCAGGGAAAATGGTCGTCCGCACCCTGCTGGAGAAGCCCGCGAGCCGCGTGTGGTGCTTCCAGACCACCAACGACAACTCCATCTCCATGCAGCAGCCCATCGTGTGGAATTTCATGCCCGCCGAGCTGCGAACGGCCAAGCGCAGCAAGATCACGAACATCAGCTACACGCAAAAGAACGGATTTTCCGAAAATACCGCCGTCCTTCCGAACAAATCGCAGGTCTGGTTCCGAAATTACGCCCAGGACATCACGACAATTGAGGGAGGTGAGATAGATTTAGCCTGGTGCGACGAATTATGTCCCCTTGAGTGGCTTGAAACAATCCGATTCCGCCTTCTCGACCGAAATGGCATCCTCCTCGTCACCTTCACCCCCATCGAAGGCTACAGCCCCACGGTAAAAAACTACCTGCAAGGCGCGAAGACGCTCGAGGAGTGCGATGCCGAGCTTTTGCCGAGAAAAAGCGGCAAGGGATTTGAAAAAGTCCCCGTCGTGCAGGAATGCACCAGCCGCCACGCCGGCATCATCTATTTCCAGACGAAAAACAACCCGTGGGCAGGCTACGGCCGCATGAAGACCGAGCTCGCCAAGCAACCGCGAGAAAAAATCCTGTGCCGCGCCTACGGCGTCCCCGTCAAGGCCGCCGCCACACGCTTTCCCCGCTTCCGCGAGTCGGTGCATGTCGTCAAGGCCGACCAGATTCCCCAGGAAGGCACGAACTACCTCTTTTGCGACCCAGCGGGCGGGAAAAACTGGTTCATGCTCTGGGTCCGCATCGACGCCGCCGAGCGGGCGTGGGTCTACAGGGAATGGCCGCAGACCGACACCTACATTGAGGGCGTCGGCTACGCTGGGCCGTGGGCGATCTCCAGCGGCAAGAAAGCCGACGGCGAAGCAGGCGAGGGGCAGAAATCCTTCGGCTTCGGTCTGCTCGCCTACAAGGCCGAAATCGAGCGCATGGAAGCCCACGACAAGGTCAAGATTTTTGAGCGCTGGATAGACTCAAGGTATGCGAACACCACCGTCGCCGGCACCCGCGAGCAATCCACCAC